CTTTACGCTTATCAACTTCTTGTTCCAACCTGGGATTAAAATAGTTCCCCGCCTCATCGCGTTCAAACTTTTCAAAGATATCTGCATCATGTGTGCCACATATCTTTAACATATCTTTTTCGCTCAATCTACCTTTTTGGTGTTGGGCGCACATTAATCGTATGAATTTGCCAACTTGCTCATTGTCCATGAACATCGTGCCAGTTAGGAAGTCACTTGAATAGAATAAAAATGCTGGATCTTTTGACATAAATTAAAACCCCAAACAATTGATGGCGGTCGCAGTGCCAAAAACTGAATGGGGTTGTAAAGATTTTTCAAAGTTATCTGCGACATAACTGTAATACACCACGAATATACAAAAATGAACTATATTTGCAAAGTCCTTTTTGTTATTTGTCATATCAATTGGATTGGGGGGCGTCATTGCCCCCTTCCTTTTTAAGTTGGTACAACGCTATCATCGCCACGAATAAAAATCCTAACCCCATTCCACCCGCGATGATTTGGGCCATGATTGGATAATGCACAATGCAATACCCATAAGCCAATCCCAGAACGATTGTAGTAAATACGATTAGGATGTTTTTCATTTTACGGCTTTGATTAAAATTGAATCTTCGTTGGAAACATACTGTGCGGGTTCGTACACCTCGCCCGTTTGCTCGTTTAGGAACAAACCTTTGTTCATGTTCTTGTAGGCCATTTGGTGCAGTTTCTCGCGTTCCTTTAATGCGTTTTTGAGTTCCACAACCTGGGGGATGTGGTCGTATGAATAACGCCCCGCACCCGCTTTTCGTGTTATCTCATAACCACAATACACTTGCCCGTTCCATTTGGATGCTTCGTTCAATGCCAATGGTTTGATTTGGTCTTGGAAATTCTTGATGGTATCGGCAAGTTCTTTCAACTCGATGTGGAATTGAAGGGGGCAATAATTACCGCCCCCAACTTCCAACATTGTATCGCTCAATGTTTCAATCATGTGTTTCATACGAATCTAAATTTAACGATGTTTCGGTTTGTGTTTTGAACGCGAACCACATCAATGAAACCACCCTTTTCGTACATCTTCAACCAATTTGATAACTCGCTGACTTGATGCCTTGCCTGGATCTTGATGAATTCTTCATCGTAACGATACACCCATTCTTTTCCATAAAATCTTTGTACATCTTCCATGAAATCACGGGTTGATTGGCGTACCCTCCAACCACGGGTTTGTTTGGGTTTGTGTCCTTGAAACAATCGGTTCAAAATCTCCGATGCTTGTTTCAATGTGGCCAACTCCTCCTCTGTGAATTGGCCAAATAATTGTTGTTGTGTCATATCTTGTTATTAAAATGGTAAATCATCGCTTCCTTTTGCGATTGGTTTGTATTGTGATAAGGTGTCGGTTCCAGTCAAAACATACTGTTCAAAGATTTGGGCGTATGCCAATACTTCGTGCAACTTGATGTCGCCATTGATGGCTAAATCCCCCGCAACTTTTAACACGCTCATTCTCATGATGTGTTTGCCCGTGTCGGGATCCTTGGGTTTCGGGGCTTGGAATCCACCACCCGAAAATCCACCTTGTTGAACCTCGGCGGGTTTACACTTGTAATAAATTGTGCCTTGGTATTCCCGATCCGTTAACACATAGTCCACCTCCTGGCCCACCACAAACTTGGTTTGGTTTTGGGTTTTGGCGTTGTACTCGGCCACATCTCCGTTGGCGAATGAAATTTGAAATTTGTACAACATACCATACTGGCCGTTGTAAGTTCCGTTGGCGGTTACATTGGTTACCGCACTTCTTTTGTTTTGTTCCATGATATTTGATTTGTTAGGTTGTAATTTAGTTTTTGTAGAATCTCAAATTGCTTTTCCATTGATAACCCGTTACGCTTGAATTGAAATTTCCATGTGGTAACTGTGTAATAATTGGTTTGTAGTAATTCGGATAACTCTTTGTTTGATTTGCTGAATACTTCGTTTAATGCTTCGTATGTTGTCATAAAATTAAAATGGTAACTTTTGTCGTATGCCTATCGATTGCCCGATGTTATACAACCAGGTCGGATTTTCCATTTCCATCGTTACATAACCACTAAATGGGGTTGCAGTGGATAATGCTTCATTGGCTTGTACATATTTCCGTTCAATGATGGTTATTTTGGTTTTGTAAATTTCATCGTTTTGAACTAACTCAACGAATTGTTCCATCTCCGTACCGAAGATAAAATGCATTGTGAATGTGAATTTCATTTGTCGGCCCTCCCTTTGTACATTCTGCGTTGAACTAACATTTGGGTGAACTCATCAAATTCGGGGATAATTTCATCGCGTTCAAATTGGTAGGGCTTGGCTTCCTCCATGTTTTGGAAACGCTTGGAATTGCGTTTGATACAATGCCACGCATACATCACCGCAATGGTGATGGGCGTTAAAATGATTAGGTAGATTAAATCCATGTCGTTTGTCATATTGTTCCACAAATATACATTTGAAATTTCAAATTCCAAAACATTTGATGAAAAAAGAAAGGGAAATAAATCCCTTTTCTTTGTGAATGGCCTTAATCCTTTGTGAGTGACTGCAACATGGCAATCAATTTTGGGCATGGGTACACATCCGCTTTGTCTGGGCGAACTGAATTGTGTGTGTAAACGCCAGGTTCATTCTTCAATGCCCGTTTAGTTACCGCCCAAATATCTTCGTTGTATTCCAATGGGATGCCGTATTTGGTTGACCATAACACCAACAAATCCTTGATGGATGCGATTTGTTCATCCGTATATGAATGCCACAATTTGTATCCTTTGTACGCAGTTGGAAGTTCAGTCACTTGATCACTTGGTATTTCACCACCCACATAGTTATAATACTTTGTGCCTTTCTTGGTCAACGGACCCCAGTTGCAAACCTCAATACCAATGGATGTTCTATCCAAAGGAAGGTAAGGGCAACCATGCCCCATGAAATGCTTTGTTCCTAACCCTAAATGATAAGCCCAATACTCGCTTCCAAATCCTTGCACAATTGTTCCATCCGTACTGATGGCAACACAAGTGGCAACCTTGTTGGCAACCTTTTCCCAATAGGCAAAGGTTTGTTCACCGCTTCCGTTTCCCGCCGTGTGGTGTAAATACACCTGGGTTTTCTTCACCGCTTCACGGTTGTACGCTCTAAATGGTACTTGTTTAATTTTCATCTTGTTTTTTACTTGCCCCAAAATAGAATGATACAACCATAGTCACAATGGATGTTACCCCACCCGCAATGGTAAAATAAATGTCTTTTTGATCCGTTGGGAAATCCCAAAAGATAATTGAAAATAGAATGGCATAACTCAATGCCAAAATTAGGATGGCAACAATGCCCGTTACATTTGCTTTAAATCTGTCCATTATCCTTGACCCACACTGGGCTTTTTTGATTTGTGTTTATTGATGTGCTTGGTGTGTCTGCCCAACTTCTTCTTGGGTTTTACACGAAATGTCGTTGTGTTGGTTGCCTTTGCCATTACAGTCCGTTTAGTTTTAGCATATTGTTCAAACTCACAGTGTCCATGTCCGCAATGGCCGTATCAACACCCATGAACATCATGGTCTTTGCATACTTTTCCGCCTTGGCTTCCGCCTGGGCCACTTCCTTTTTTAACGCTTCCTTTTCTGCAACCTTTGATTCAACCATCTTTGCATTCATCGTTTGAGCCATTTTCGTGCATTCTCCCGCACTTTCAATGTTTTTTGATACCTTGGTTAGCAACGCATCAATTTCGTCAATTGTAGGGCTTTGTTTAGCGTCGGCGATTGTGAACACATAACCAGTGATAAACAATGCACTAAATACGATTAAAAGATTTTTCATAGTTTTTTCATTGTTTGCATGATACGAATTTCGGTCATGGCACTTGCCAAACACGAATCCGACTTTTTAAGGGCATAACTCAATTTGTCAATCTTGACATCCAACGCCTCAATCTTTGCATTGGCTTTTTCAATTTGTTCTTTGTACCCCGAACGCAAATCAATATAAAGATACCCCACAGCCAACAGCATACAAAAAGCAACGGCAGCAACTGGGTTCTTACGAAATTGGTCAAAATTGACGGGCAAAGCATTTTTCGGGGCGGTCATTAGATTACGGGATCGGGAATTACACAATATGGTGAATCGGGAAACTTGGCACAATACCCAACCAGGTACAAATTGTCATCACCGCTGAATGTGTGTATACCCATCGGGTCGGGCCATACCTCAAACGGGGCAAAACTTGCGGGGGGTTCTGAATAGAAAAGAATGTCTACCGCCCATTTGTCGGACTGCTTAGTGCAAACGGGTTTGTCATCCACTTGCCCCCACTCTAAACAAATAAACCCAATTTCAACAACGGCACAATTAACCCAAGTCGTTGTTTCCGTTCCGTCGGGTGTGGTTATTGTTGTTTCTATTAACTTGCGAAGGGTTGCCCATTGTGTAGGGGTGAACTCGAATTTCAAAAAGGTTTTCATTTTAGATAGTTGTTAAGGATGCAAGTTCTGCGTTTGTTAGGCGGGTTGGAAAAATAACTGATTCCTTAATTGATTGACCATTGCCGTATGACGCTATTTTGCTCAATGTATGTGCAAAAGTCAAAGAAGCAGATGATGTGGCGGACTGCGTTCCGTTAATGTAAATTGCCATATCATTGTTTTTGTATGCTACGGCAATTTTTAGATTTGATACACTTGTACTATTATATGTAAATCCAAATATCCCTACACTATTGCTTCTTATTTCAATATAAACACGACCATCAATGCTAGGTTCTGGAATAATAAAAATGCCCGTTCTATAAATAGTCGCATCCCCATCATCTACGGCAAAATATCGGTCATAAGATGATGTGATATAATTTCTATTAATATCAATAAATATAGTTCCCTCCGTCTGCCCAATCAACGAACTAATCCCCGTCTTATAACAAGCATCCGCCACCCTTGTGGCACTTGATGATGTGGTACTTATATAACTTGTCGCGTAACTTCCCATTGTCTTAGTTGTTTAAATATGACCATTTTTTATTTGCTGACTTGTTGCCGTACTTAATAGCAAGACGGACGGCGTGTTGACTCAAACCGTGTTCAAACGCGGCTTGTTTTGCTGTTGGGTATATGTTGCCCAATTCATCAATTACGGGTTTCATTTTGTGTGCTTTTGCCTCTCGGTCTTTGGTTAGTGTTTCAATCGTGCGTTTCTTTATTTGCTTTGGGTAGCGGTTCAATGCTCTGGAATGTTGCATGTTTTCGCTATGTGTACACCATTCTAAATTCTCAACACAATTATTCAATCGGTTGCAATCTTTGTGGTTTACCTCGGCTTTCTTCTCTGGGTTCTCAATAAACGCCTTTGCAACTAATCTATGCGCCATTTCATATTTGCGCTGATAATTGCCCATACTCATTGAATAGCACACATAACCATTTGCGCCTACATTGCCCTTCAATATGTATTCCCCGTTTCTCAATTTACCCGTGTTACTTATTTCGTATTTTTCGTTTACAAATTTCCATTTTTCCATAGTACAAATATACTACATTTCGTTGGTATATTTATACAACATTACTCAAATTGTGCGCCCCAAACATATATTGAATTACTGCCCGTACCCGCGTAAGAACTATTTCCAAAATCTCCGATGGTTGGGGTTGCTGATGGAACTAAATTGACAATCAAATAATAATCAGTTGTATTCATTGTAGCGGTTGCGGTTATTCTATACCATCCGTTACCCATATTTGTAATGGATGAACTTGTAGAACTTGTAGAACTTCCCGCTTGGGTTTTTGTAATTACTCCAGTGCTTAAATTTACAACTACACAATAATATTTTTGAATGTCATTTCCGTAAAAACGCAACATTGCAAAATTGCTCGCGTTTGCTTTTACAAAAATACTCGTTGTTTGTGGAGTGTTTGCCGTTGCCGTAATTAATTGCCCCGCGCCAAATTCTGCGGTAGTTATTGAATCCGCAATCGTGTCTGCATTTTGCGTTCCGTCGGGTGAAATTGCCGTGTTCGCCGTTGCATTTCTAACTAAAAAAACCAAAGACCAAACCGACTGCGTAAAATCCTCACTCCATAAAGCCAAATTCGTACTCTGTTTCTCCAACAACAAACTCGGACACCCCCCGCCCCCGTTTTGATAAGTTAATCGTGGAACATTTAATCTGTCGGTAGTGGGGAAATAGGGGTTGGCGGTGCTTCCGATGTTTAGTTGTGCGCCCCAAATGTAAACATTTATTGCCGTTCCACTTCCACTAACTGAATTTCTATTTTTGAATCCCGTGTCATCTGATGCGGTTGTTGGCGTCAATGTCTTTGTGAATCTCTGCCATTCTGTTGTGATTGTTTCACCTAAAACGGCTTCCGCCCCATTAATACGAACAACTAAATTTGTAATTGTTCCGCTTACTGCTTTTGCCCAAAAACTAAAAGTATAGGGTACTCCGACTTCGACATTTACAATTTGCCCCAAAACATATTGTGCGCTTCCCGTTGATGTCGGAAATTCTAATTTATCCGCAGTGCTTGTTCCATTGGGT